AAAATTGATGAGGATTATGTACCTTTAGCTCAGTCGGTAGAGCATGGGGTTGAAGCCCTCAAGGTCACTGGTTCAAATCCAGTAGGGTACACTACATACAATCATAGCTCAGTCTGGTAGAGCGTCATCCTGATAAGATGAGGGTCGGTGGTTCAAATCCATCTGGTTGTACCTATGGTGAGCTAACACCTTAAAAATCTGATATTCGAGTAGAACATATGGGTCTACAATCGTTGGTGGACAACAGAAAAATCCAAAATATACAGGTTGGCAGACAACATAAAAATTAGCATATGCACCTATAGCTCAGTTTGGCAGAGCAACCGCCTTGTAAGCGGTAGGTCACAGGTTCGATGCCTGTTGGGTGCTCTATTTTAAAAACTATCAGAAAATGGGAAAGTCGGTAATCCGTCAGCTTTGGGAGTTGAAGACTCTGGTTCGATTCCAGATTTTCTGACAATATACTCGCCAAGCCTATGTCTTTGACATGCTGAAATGTGGAGGGTTTTTGTAAGACCTGTGAAAAGCAGGTCTTTTTAATTTAAACTATTATAGGAGAGGAAATGACAGAAAATCCTAAAAAAACTAGAATGAAAAGAAAGAATGAAAAAACAAAATTCTATAATCTGAATGGTAAAGAAATAACTTCTTGTTATTGCAGAAAGTGTGAAAAAAATCTTTTACCTAGAAATTTTTATAAAGCTAATGATGAATTTCTTGATTCAAATGGTTATATGTCTATTTGTAAAAATTGTGTTTCTAAAATTTTTATGTCTTTTTATTTAACTAGTCATAGTATCTCTTCTTCTATATATGCAACATGTAAAATATTAAATATTGCATATTTAGAACAAGCTGTTGATGCTACAAGAAAGTGGATTGAAGGAAAAGTAAATAAAAGCAAAAAGGTTGATGGTGCTTATGGTTTTTATAAATCAAAGGCATCTGGAATGGCTACATTAAATCCAGAAATCATTAAGATATTTGATAGCTATGCACAAGAAATAGAAGATGGGGATATTCTTGAAGACTTTGGTGTCTCAGAAGAAAACGCTTATGAACTAAATGAATTTTGGGGAGAAGGACTTGAATATAATGACTATAGATTTCTTGAAGGTGAATATTCTTCATTTAAAAAAACACATAAAGCAGATACATATTCAGAAAAAGTTCTTTTAAAAGAAGTTTGTTTTACACTTTTGGCTATAAGGGATGCAAGAAAAAATAATAAAAGTACATCAAATCTCGTAAAGGGGTTGCAAGACATTATGAAAAGTCTTGCCATTTCTCCAAGCATGGCAAATGCTGCTGATAAAAGCAATGATATATTCGGAATATGGATAAAAGAAATTGAAGAATTATCTCCTGCTGAATGGTATCAACAACATGAGTTATTTGAAGATGTTGATAATATTAATAAATATTTGGATGATTATATTACCAGACCAACCAAGAACTTCGTTACAGGCTCAAGAGATTTCAATATTTCTGACGAAGATGTTGAAGAAAATTTGTTTGGGGAATAATATGCCAACATATAATAACTATCAAAACAAATATAAAAAAAATCAAAAAAGTAAAAATCAATTTAAACAGCCAAAAAAGATGACTCTTAGACATGAGGTAGAGGGTAAAAAAAAAGATAATCTTATTACATGGATTACTTTTTATAGAAAAAATGTTCACAGATTTGTTGAACATTACTTTAAAATAAAATTACATCCATATCAAATTATATGGATGTATTCAATGGGCGTAAAAGATTCTTTTGTTGCCATTGCGAGTCGTGCTGTTGGAAAATCTTGGCTTATTGCTGTGTATTCTTGTGCAAGAGCAATATTATATCCTAACTCAAAGATAGTTGTTGTTGCTTCTACAAAAGAACAGGCTGGAAATATTATTTCTGAAAAAGTTACTGAACTTAGAGACAATTATCCAAATCTTGCAAGAGAAATAAGAAATATAACAACAAATGCTAATAAATATGAGGTTGAATTTCATAATGGAAGTAGAATGGTTGTTGTTGCATCCAGAGATTCAAGTAGAGGAAAGAGGGCTACTCTAACAATATATGAAGAATTTAGACTTATTGATAAGGAAGTTCTTGATGCGGTAATTAGACCATTCTCATTTGTTAGACAACCACCATATATACATAAAAAAGAGTATGCACATTTATTAGAAGAGCCAAAAGAAATTTTTATTTCATCGGCTTATCATAAAGGTCTTTGGTGGTATGAAGAAGCTATTACAACTATAAGAATGATGATAAACGGAGATAATGTTGGTTTTTTGGCAACAGATTATTTAACGGCAGTAAAACATAATATTAAAACACCTAAACAGATAGCTAGAGAAAGAGAAAAGATGGATGAAATTACTTTTCTTGAAGAGTATGAAAACATACCTTGGGGAGAAGCAAAAGACGCTTATTTTAAACTTTCAATGTTTGAAAGGGCAAGAAAGATAAAAATGGCATTTTATCCACAAAAAGACCATGAATACAAAATAAAAAATCCAAATGGACTAAGAAGAATTGAAGGTGAAATCAGATTGGTTTCAGTTGATATTGCAACTAGGTCTGGAAAAAGAAATGATAATACAATTATTTCATGTATAAGGTTATTACCAACTCAAAAGGGTTATGAGAGAATTGTGCCATATATTGAAAGTCATAATGGTGAAAATACAGTTATTCAAACTTTACGAATAAAGCAAATTTATCATGATTTTAATGCTGACTATATAGTTCTTGACCTTGCACAAAATGGTATTGGAATTTATGACCAACTTGGAACAATAACACAAGATGATGGTAGGGGAATTGAATAGTAATGTTACATGAGAGCATTGATGAAGGTGTTATGGTTGAGCTTTCAGAAAGAACATTGGCTAAAAATGCCATACCAATTATATATCCAATTAGTGGAACTCCTTCTCTTAATAACGATATAAATGTATCTATGAGAGATAGGTTACAAAAAAAGATGTTTTCTTTTTTGGTAAATGAAAACAAAGCAGATGATTATTTGTTTAAAAAAAATAAAAAATACAGAAGTCAGAGTGTTGATGAATTGTCAGAAAAGGCAAATCTATTACATCCATATGTTCAAACAAGTTTATTAGTAAATGAATGTATTGGATTATCAATGAAAATGTCTGGTGGAAATATTAAATTAGAAGAGCCTTCTGGCTCTAGGAAAGACCGTTATACATCGGTAGCTTATGCGAATCATTTTGCCACATTTCTTGATGCTGACTTGTTGAGAGACAGTAAAGAGGGTGGTATGGAAGAATTGCTTATGCTTACTACGGTGTTATAAAAGAAAGGAGGTATTTGGTTAGTGGAAGACAAAAATAAAGAGCTTTCTAATGAAGAAAGCCTTACAGAACAACAAACTTGGGATGTTCTTGAGTTTGCAAATTCAATAACATCTGGAACTTTTCTTGCAAATGCTATTACTCCATATTTGCTTAATGAACGAATGAAAGATGCAACATTAAATCCTTATGAAGTTACAAGTGAAAAAATTGCAGCGGCTTTGTTATCACCGAAAGAAAGTGAAGATGAACTTCGTGGATATTCTGAATCATTGGAATTAAATTCAATGATTTATAAGAGAATGTTAGGCTATCTTAGCAATCTTCTTTCATTTGACTTAACATATGTATGTATGAATGGTGAATTGAAAAAATATAAAAAAGCCGAATATAAAAAGGATGAACAAATTTTATTTGAGTTTCTTGATAAGTTCGATGTTATTCAAGAGTTTAAAAAAGTAATGAAACAGCTTCTAAGACAAGAGACATTTTTTGGAGTTCTTAGGGATGATGGTAATAAGTATGTCTTACAAGAGCTTCCAAGTCAAAGATGTAAAATAGATGGAAGATTTGATTATGGATTATTATTTGCTTTTGATATGTTGTGGTTTCAACAACCTGGGGTTGATATTGATTTATACCCAGATGTAATGAAAAAAATGTATGCTGAATGGGTTGGCAGTGGTGGTGGTACTTATGCACCAAATCTTCCAGTTTCAGTAAGGGGAAATTCTTCATGGGTACAGTGGGTTGATTGCTCACCAGAAGATAATTTCTGGTGTTGGAAAATGACACCAGAAATTGCTACAAGAATTCCATATTTATCTGCTTTATTTGCAGACCTTGCATTACAACCATTACTTAGAGAAATCCAGAAAAATGCTGATGTAGTTGCTGCTTCAAAAGTTTTGCTTGGTGAAATTCCATATATAAATAAAGACTTAAAGGGCGGTATTGTTAAAGATAACATTGCTATTAGTCCAGAACTTCTTGGAAAATTCCTTGCAATACTTAGACAGGGATTAGATAGTTCAATTAAGATTGCTGCTGCACCGTTGAAAGAAATGCAAGCAATAAGTTTTCCCTATGAGAATAAAGATACTTATTCAAATTATTTGAAAACAACAGTTGCTTCTTCTGGTATAAATACTAGAATATCATCTGGTGAAAAATCAACAGCAATAGAATCTCAATTTTCTGTTGATGCAGATACATTTTTAATGACTTATATATATCCATATTTTGAAAATTTTTTGGAATATCATGTAAATAAAAGAACAAAAAAATACAAATTTAAGTTTAAATTTGAAGGGTCTGAGTTCTCAGTAAATAGAGAGAAAAGACTAAGTGTGCAATTAGATTTAATGGAAAAAGGAATCGTTCTACCACAAAAACTTAGTGCAGCTATCGGAATGCCATATCAAGATATGATTAGACAAATGGAAATGGGTGACGCATCTGGTTTTATAGACAAACTTACTCCTATTATGAATGCATCACAATTGGGTAAGGATGACGTAGATTCAAAAGGAAGACCTAGAAAGGCAGATGATGACCTAACGGAATCAGGCGACCAAACTAGGGCAGATGGCAGTAATATTGATAAAGGTGGAAAGATTTAGTTTACTAATTAAATTTTAAATAAAAATAGGAGGATTTTAAATATGACTATAACAAGTGCAGAAGCCGCAAAACTTGACGGAATGTGCAAGGTGGCTCAAGATGCAACTCTGGGAACAGAGGTTTTGGCTCATCAGGCAAGCATTGCTACTAATGTAAGCGATATTGCAGATAATGTAACAGACATTGGTACAAATTTAGCCAGCATTACAGCCCTAGAAGCTGTAGTTGGTGGAAGTGGAGAACATGCAGTTACATCTGGCGAAGCAACAGCAAATACGCTAGATATTGATACTGGCGTTACAATTACTGGATGGATTGTTCAGGTATATCGTGCTGGTGCAAATGTAACAGCAGATGCAGCAATATCCGCAGCAACAACTGTTTTGACGGTTGCAGATGGTGCAGCAACATTGGACTTAGCAGAAAATGATGTTATTCATTATATAGTTTGGTAATAAAAACTAATAGTTTGTGAGGGAAATATGTATATAAAAAATGCAAAAGAAAGTTTAAACTATCAAGATAAGAGCAAATTTTTTTCTTGTGATTTTAAAATTGCAAATCATTTAATGACTTTTAATAAAATACCCGTTTTATTCAATGTTGATGAGAAATATTATTTTGCAAGAACTGATGGGCTTGAAGAAGCACTGAAAGAACTTCCCTCAGAATTGGAGGTAATAGATGGTGGATAAACTGAAGTTTACTGTTAATGATATAAAACTCGTTGACAATTTAGACTCATCAAAATTTGCCTTATTGAATATTGAATGTTTTGCATCAGGTGATAATGCTCACGATATTACAGTAACAGAAGAAGTTCTTAAAAAGGCAGAAAAAACAATATTTTATATTCCTGTCGTTTGGTTTTATGATGTGATATTTGATGATGCTGGTGGACATGACAAAAAGGAAGTTCCTTGTGGTTTTGTTCCAAAGGCTTCAAAAATTTCATATGAAATTCTTGATGATGGTAGGACAATGTTTATTGTTGAAGCATTGGTGTGGAAAAAATATTCTGGTAAACTTATGTCTATTTTCAAAAGAGAAGATGGTAAAAAGAATGTCAGTGTTGAAATTTCAATCAATGATTACAGTGAGAAAGAAGATGATGGAATTGAAATTCTTGATTATTCGTATGATGCCATAACAGTTTTGGGTGAAGTTTATACACCTGCAATTCTTGGGGCTAACGCAAAAGTAATGCAATTTGCAAAATTTGCAAAAGATGAAAAAGAAGAATTTGGTAAAGCATTCAAAAAAGAATTTTTATTTTCAAGCAAGGATTATAGCGGTATTGATTTCTCTATTCCAGAGGAAGTTAAAGAAAAAGTTTATTTTGGAATTTCCTTGATGGAGGAAAATGAGATTGATATAGAACCAGTTATTATCAAATACTCTTCATATTTGCTTGATGAAAAAAATATATCTCCTAAAAGAGCGAAATATATATATGCTCATTTAGACAGATATATGAAAATAATTGGAGAATCTGAAGAAATAAATTCAGATTATGTTTCATTTATGTTGTTAGGTGGAAATGGCGGTATGGAATTTCTTTTTAATATTATAGAAGAAATGAAGTATGTTGATAATAAAACAATGAATTATTTTAATTTCTATGGAAAGGAGGAATCTGAAAAAATGAAAGAAAAAAAAGAACTTATTACTGAAGAAATCTTGGAAGAAGATTTTTCAGAAGATGAAGCAGTAGAAGAAGAAGTTCAAGAACAAGAGGTCTTTGAAGAAGACGAAGCAGAAGAAGATGATGATGCTCATATGGCAGATGAAGAAGAAGAGGAAGAAGTTGAAGAAGATTTTGAAGAAGAAGATATATACTTTGAGGAAGAATCTGAAGATGATAAAACTGATTTCGCTTTAAATGTTCGTCAAAAAAGAGAAGTCCTAAGGTCTGTATTGTCTGAAGTTAAAGATGGTGACTATAGTAGATATTGGCTTGAAACATTTGATGATGAATATATTTACTTCTATGATTATGCTGACAATAAAACATATAGATGCAAATATATTATTAGTGAAAAAAATGTTGCCACAATAGACTTTAAAAGTCAAGTTAGTGTTGTTGGTGGTGGATATGAAGTTATAGGTGAAGAAAAAGAGGAAGATTTTAATTCTGTATTTTCACTTGACGCTTATCTCGATGTTCCAGCAATGTTAGAGTTTCTTGAAAAAGAAGTTGATGATTATTCAACAATTTCACAGGATGCTTTAATTTCGGCACAAGCTGGTGATATTATGAAATTAATGTATGATAAGATGGCTCTTGGCGAAGCTTTAATTGAAACTCTTTCAGAGTTTAAAGCAAGCGTTGAACAGGATAAACTTAATTTTGAAGTTGAACAAACACTTCTGGAAGTAAAAGAATATTTGACCAAAGAAGAAATTGAAGAAGCAAGAGAAGAAGCAAAGGATTTTACTACTGAAACAATTAATTCTTGGAAAAATGCTATTATAGCAAAAGCTTTTGCACAAAAGAAAGTTGGTTCAAAAATTACAAAAATTAAGAAACATGCACTTCCATTTCAAAATGTAAGTGATGAAATAAACAAAAATAGACTTTGGAAATAAATAGGAGGATAAAATTATGGCTAATGGTGTATTAATTCAAGATAGTGTGATGGCAAAGGATATAGATTCTTTAAATCGCACAGCAAAATCAGCGGCAGATATTAATAATGGATATGCTCTGATTCTCGCTTCAAAAGAAGCAGGGGTTGGAGAATTGGATGTGTGGGCTGCAACACAACCAGCAACAGGAACTTTAGAGGGACTATGGATGGCTTATTCACCTGAATTGGTTTTAACAGGTGATAAATATAAGGGCTTAGACCCAGACCCAAGAAATTTCACAAATATAGCTGGTGATGTATTTGACGTATTCAAACCAATGATTGGCGACATTATCACATTGACCGCTGATGCCCTTTCAGGCTCAGTTAACACACATGTAATTGCCGCAGATAGTGCATACACGCTTGCGTGGAACGCTGGTGTTGCTGCAAGCACACTTTCATTGCTGTTGATTAAAACAACAAGCATTTCAATCGGACTTGGTACAATTGCAACACAAAAAGTGACTGCGTACCAGTTTGAAGTTGTACATAACTAAAAAAATAAAATAAGGAGGAAAACAATATGAAAATTCCCGAAAATATTTCTGTAGGATTCGCACAAAAAGAAGAAGACCAAAAGGTTTATCTTATGTTTAAGGACTACTTCAACCACTATCGCTCATTAGAAGGAAAAACAGGTTTAGATTTCCAAAAAACAAATGAGGAAGGCGTTGAAATTACATTCGCTGAAAAAGAAGATAAAATGAATGCAGCATTAAGACGTGAGGTTATTCGTCACGCTGGTATTGGAAATCTGGATTCATTCCCACTTTCAACATGGGCTAGTAACCCATCAGTGAAATGGGCTACATTTGCTGTTATTGGTGCTCTTGTAGATATGGTATTACCAGATGTTATTATTGATTCAGTAGGACTATACACAGATGTACATTCAATTGGTTTTGGTGATAGTGCTTCTTTTGATATTGAACCAAGAGATTTGTTCGTAATTTCAAAAGCTGGAAGAGCACAAAGAACTGCTGAAATGAGAAAGCAATTTAAAGGTCAAGTAACAATTATACCTGAAAATCGTCAGCTTTCTGTTCAAGTTAGTTTATATAAAGTTCTCGCTGGAAAAGAATCATTGGCTGCTTTCGTTATGAAGGCAATTCGCTCACTTGAAGCAGAATTGACTCGTGACGTATATACTGTATTTAATACAGCTATGGAAGCCCTTGATAACGCAGGTGCAGATGCTTTGAGAATCGCTGGATACACACAAGCAGATTTGGTTGCTTTATGCCAAAAAGTTTCTGCGTTCAATGGTGGTCGCAAAGCCATCGTTTGTGGTACTCAGGCTGCATTGGCAAATGTATTGCCAGCAGATTCAAACTATCGTTACACATTTGATAGCGACTATGTAAAAGTTGGTTACATCAGAACAGCCTTTGGCTACGATGTAATGGCTTTACCACAGGTTGCAAATTACATTACTGACTTCAGTTTAGCACTGGATGATGCTAATGTTTATGTCATTTCACCTGCCGCAAACAAGTTGGTAAAACTTGTACTTGAAGGCACAACAATGAGTAATATTAGTGGTCTTTATGATAACGCTAATTTAACTCAAGACGCAACCCTGTATAAATCATGGGGTGCTGCTGTAGCAACAAATGCTATTGCTGGTATTATTACCTTAAGCTAATAGCGTTTAAGTAGTATTTTATTGGGGGGATTTTATTAGTCCCCCCAACAATTTTATTATTATGAAAAAATTAAAGGATTTTAAATAGAGGTAAAAATGCCTAAAAATAAAAACATAAAAAAGCAAAAAGCCCCATTGAAGGTTGAAATTGAAGCAATGTTAAAAGAAGCTATGGCTACAAATAAACAACTTATGGAGAGATTGCTTAAACTTGAAACTCATCCTCAAAACTTAGACACAAAAGTGGACAAAGAGGAAAAAGAATTGAGGTCAGATGACTTTATTACTGTAGTTAGTTTATGTAATTTTAAACTAAACTTATCAACCGAAGGGTTTGGAAAAGGAAGAAAATACGCATTTAGAAAATTTGGGGAAAAAAAAAGAATATCATATCGTGACCTAATTTCAATTATTGAAACTAATATGTCGTTCCTTGAAGCAGGGTATTTTTACATTTTAGATTCTAGAGTTATTGAAAAACATGGCTTTGAAGAAATGTATGAAAATATTTTAAGCCGAGAAAAATTTGAAGAGGCACTTGCTTGTAACCAAGAAACTTCTATTGAGCTATATAAAGTAGCTAATGAAAGACAAAGAAAAATGATTGATAGAACTCTTGTTCATAAAATCGTTGAGGGTGAAAATATTGACCTTAATGTTGTTTCATTAATTTCTAATATTGGTTCAACTGATATTAGAAAAACAGCAGAAGATGCAAAGGCTACTAGGGAGTTAATGAATAATTAAACCAAATAAAGGAGGACTAAAATATGGCAACACCTTATAGTGATGTCTATGACTCTTTTATGCTTGTTATTAAAGATTATAAATTGACAGATTTATTTGAAGCTTCAGAACCAGAATTTGAAACATATCTTTTGGGTTTTTTAATAAATTCAATTGTAGAATTTCATAACTGTGCTCAAGATTTAACTGATAGAAGTGATGTTACATTTACATTTAATATAACATTGACTGATACGGAAATTTTTATCTTGGCACAGTTTATGGTAAAACATTGGCTTACAAAAGAAGTTAATGATGTGCTTGAATTTAAAAATTTGTTAAATGATAGAGATTTTAAGCATCATTCTGAAGCACAAAATTTAAAACAAAAACAAAATTATTTATCAATTGTCAGAGAAACTACAGACCATTATTCTAACACATATAGTTATATTAATAACTTTGATTGGGAATCTTGGGCTGATGGTGACTTTGGATATGGGGGATAATTATGTCATATAAATATCTTAATGCATATCTTTCAAATGGTGTGAAAACACCAAAAGAAATATTTCGTGAAGACTTTCAGGAAAAAGTAGATGAAACATTTTATCTTGCTTCTGATTGGTACACAATTGAAGAAGAAACTGTTTTTGGTTCTGGTGTATATTCCGAATTAGATGTAAGAATAAATAATGTTGTTCTTGGTAGAACTGGCTTGCCACAAGGGGATGATTATAAAACCATTCTTTTTAAGAGCTTTGACCATGTTGTAAAATTAGGATACCTTTATTCTTTTAGTAACAACTATTGGGTTGTTATTAATACTACAAAAGATAATGCACTGACTATTTCTGCTGTAGTTAAAAGATGTAATAATTTTCTTAGATGGCAAAATGATGACGGTTCTTTATATTCAGTTCCATGTTCTATTGATTATGGAATAAAAGAAAATAGAGATTATTCAACTGCTGGCTCAGTATTTCCAGCACCATCTGGATTAATAGTTATTACAACCCAATTAAACAGCAAAACAAACCAGATAAAACCAAATCAAAGATTTTTATTTGGAAATGCTAATAATTGGACAGCCTTTAAAGTTATGGGTGGTGGTATTGAAAATTATAACAATATAGAAACTGATGATAATGATAGTTTTGGGTACTTAAAGCTAACTGTAAATGTTGATTATGTAAACTATGATTCAGATGATGTTGTGAATGGTATCGCAGAGAAGCTTCAAAACACATACACTTTGACTTTATCAGAGAGTGGTGTTGATGGCAACCCTGCTGGCTCATTACAATTAACTGCTGTTGTGAAATTAAATAATGAAACCGTATCAGGAAGTGTTTCTTGGGTTTCATCCGATGAAGATGTGGCAACGGTTGATAGTTCTGGAAATATTAGCTTTATTGCTAATGGTTCTTGTATAATAACAGCATCATTAAGTGGAAATAGTAATGTAAATGACACATGCAATGTCAGCGTTGGTTCTGCACCCGTATCTGAGTATCAGGTCGTTGTTTCTCCTTCTACGAACTATGTTCTTGAAAATGAAACAATAACTTACAATGTAAAGCTTGTATTAAACGGTGTAGACCAAGCCGATGTGTTTGTCTTCACAGTTACAAGCCCAGATGTTCCTACAGATAATTATGTATTTACGAGTATTGATGGAAATAGTTTTAGCGTTGAAAATGCTGAAAGGTATCTTGATGAGTCTTTGACCATTGATTGTGTGTCGGGTATTCATTCAAGAGAAGTTGCTATTCTTTTGAAAGGAAATTGGTAAAATGGATTCTAGTGCATATAATAATTTTTATAGAATTGATGAATTTTCTGAAAGTTGCATTAGTCATCTTATGGAAAATAACGAGCTTATTTGGAGGTTGTTATATTATAACACACCAAACGCTTATTCGGAAGCCAATTTAACTCATGTTCAAAAGGCATCTTTAATTTATGCTGGACAAGCAGATTCATCACAATACAATGTATTTATGGATGGTGGAACACCAGATGTTGTAACAAGAGAGGATTGTATTTTAAGGATAGTCCCTTATAGAATGAGGGCTGACAATCATGTTGTTGGAACTATGTCAATGAGCTTTGAGGTTTATTGTCATTATAAAGTTAATACCTTAAGTAATTATAAAACAAGAGTCGATGTTATAACGAGAGAGTTATTACAAGAATTTAATGGTTTTGATATTGGTGGTATTGGAAAATTATCAATTAATAATTTTGCAAATCAAACCGATAAAATGGCAATTTTAGGTCAGCTACCATTTAAAGGAAAACAAATAATTATGTCTACAAAGGTAGCATAATGACTAAATCAAATAAATATCCAATTGAAACAACATATGATTTACCAATACCATATAAGGAATTATTATTTTATCCTGTATGTATTGATAGATATTATGAATTTTTCTCTTATTCAAGGTGTTTTTTTCTTGAAAAGAACTCAATACCAGACGTAAGAGTAATTCAAATGTCTTATCTTGAATATATGTTTGAAGTTAGCGTGAAAGATGGGCAAATGCATGTGGCTCTTTTTAAGGAGTTGCTTGCCATTTGTTTAAGAAAAGAAAGAAATTGTATTGATTTATCATACAATAAAAAAATGAAACCAATCTTTACTATAGATGGAATAAATTATGACAAAGACGATTTTAATGAAATAAAAGATATTATTTGTGAGCAAAACCTATTAGAACTTCCAGATGAAAGCATCCAAAAAGAAATTAGGGAGAAAATGGAAGAAGCTAAAAGGCTTAAAAATAGACTTGAGGGCAATCATGGCGTAGGAAGCCTAGAAGACCTTATAGTTGCGATTGTAATGTCTACTGGACTTTCATTTGTTGATGTCAAAAATATGACTATAAGAAAATTTAATAAAATTTTACAAAGATTGGATAATAAGATTCATTATGAAATTTATTTATCTGCTTCTATGAGTGGTCTCGTAGAATTTAAGGATAAAAGTTTTATAAAACACTGGCTTTCAAATCTTGATGAGGATGATGTGAATAAAGACCTAAAGGTTGATTATGACGCAATAAAATCCAAGATAGAGTTTAGTGATAAAAAAAATTAGGAGGTAAATGAAGATATGACTAAAAAGTTTTTAACTTCTGTTGCAGATGTATATGCCTATGATGAAGATGATAATTTGCTTTTTCAGGGTAAGACTTTGCTAGATAGTTCTATTGAAACATCATTGTCAAATAGTGAAATTCGTGGTGGTCGTGGCAATCAATTGCAAGGTATTTATTACCACACAGCTACAATGAATGTAAATATTACAGACGCTCAATGGAATTTGGATTTCCTTGCAAATACTGTTGGTGATAGTATTGCTACTGGAAATAATGTTTATGCTGAAGAAACTGTTACATTAGGGGTTGCTGGTGCCGGTACTGTTACAGGCACACCATTGGCAATTCAAGGTGCAGTTCTTTATGGTTGGATAAAACATGATGGTGTTGATGTTATTGAGCGTGTGACCTTTACTGGTCAGGCTTTTACATCTTCAGTTGGTGCTGAAAATGATATTGTTTGTATTCGTTTCTACGAACTTAACAGTGCTGCTAGAAGTGTAAATATTAATGCAAATGTTATTCCTGCTAATGTTAGACTTGTACTTGAAGCTCAATTGAATAGTTCTGATGCATCAACCAATGTTATTGGTAGCATTCAGATTATTGTTCCGAAAGCTTCTCTTAGTGGAAGTTTCACAATTAGTATGACACCAGATGGGGTTGCTTCAACACCTATCAGTGCTATGGCACTGGCAAGTGAAGCTTTAGCAACTGGTGCTTGCAGTGATGTTCCTGTCTATGCAAAGATAATTGAAATTATTACCAATGCAAATTGGTATGATAATGTTGTTGCTTTAGCCATTGAAGGTGGAGATTTTTCACTTGCTAGTGGTGAAAGCAAATTATTGGTTGTGTATGCTGTACCATCAACTGGTGCACCATTTATACCACCTGTTGCAGACTTAACATTCGCAAGTGATTCACCTGCTGATGCTACTGTTTCTGTTGCTGGTTTGGTTGAATGGGTTCAGGCTGCTGGTACTCCCGTTATAAAGGCATCAATTACTGCTAATACAGACATTGATGCTAATGTTATTGTAACAACTACATAAAACTGAATTAATTAAGTGGGGTGAAATTCCCCACTTAATAACCTTGAGAGGTAAATAATATGAAAGAAAAAAAAGAAAAAAAACTTGAAGACGCTCACAAGGAAGACATTGCAGAACAACCACAAAAAATATCCAAGAAACCAAGCAAACCAAAAAAACCTGTAGCAAAAAAGGCTAATAAAAAGAAATATCCAATTAGACTTGTTGCCAAAACATATATAATTTATGAAGATGATAGTGGAAATTATGTTTGGAAGGGTATTAAACCTGGTGAGAGTTATAAAGTTTCAGAAGATTATGAGGTAGTTGGCTAATTATGAAATAATATATAAGGAGGTACACACCATGCAAGAAGAAACAACTAAAAGGGTATCTTCCTTAGAGGGTCGGGTTAGAGAGATGGAACAAAGGATTGCTGTTGTTGAAGTAAATGTTAAAACTTCCAACAAAATCCAAGAAAAATTTGAAAAGGCACTTTGTAAATTTGGTGAAATTCTTGATGACATAAGAATTACAATGATTAAAATAAATTCAGAAATGGAACTCAGGAATCAAAACCAACAAGAGATGAAGGAAGATATTGGCTCTTTGGAAAAATGGATAAGGAAACTTGAGAATAGAGGAAAATTTGATTTTCTTGGGTTTATCGTTGATAAAGTTTTGCCATCTTTAATTACGGGTGGCGTTGTATATGGAATAATTAAAATTATTGAGCTAACTCAATAATCAAAAGTTTGAATAAAACTAATATTTTATTAAAAGTATTTGGAGAGTATTGTGGAAAAAATTATTTTAGAATTTACTAAAAAAAAGAATGAAAGTTTTGATTTTTTGGATAAAAAGATACAAGTTGTAGGGTTTATTGGTATCGCATCACAGATTATTCTTGCGAATATCTATTTAGATGCGTATTTCAATCCAGAACTTAAAAATATTGAAGATATGTTTTTGAGTGGATGGGATTATTTGGGTGCTGAAAATGCACTTATGCTTGCTATACTTGACAAATTAACAAATGTAACTGTATTTGACGAAAATAGAAGTGCAATGAATGTTGATTATGTCGTTGAAAGTGGGCTATGGTATCATGTAAAAACATCAATAGAAAACTATGATGAGTTTAGAGCCAGCTTAGAAGTTCTTGTTGAAAATGCAAAACAAGAAGAGTTAATGCAAAGGTCTCTTGGTGGCGTAATTGACGAACTTACAATAAAATTGGTTGATTTTGTTAATTCACTTGTAGATATGGACATTAGCGATAGTGGGCTAGAAAAAATAGCAGGTCAGATTGCTGAACTGTCTAAAAGTTTAGAAAACACACCGTTACGACCACTTCTTGAGGAAGCCAAACATGAAACTGAAACTAGGTAAATTTAAAAAATTTTTAGATGAAGAGTGTCCTGAATGTGGGGATATGTTACAAATTAGAACTGTTTCTGAGGATTACAAAGTTAGAGGAATTATTATGAAAGTAATTCAGAGAGACCATGTGATTTGTATGTCATGTAAGGATATAAGGCATTCTTCTAGTCTTAAAAATAATATAAGGAGAACAAGAAATCCAGATAAAGATTTTAATTGGGGTTAAAAATGGTTGATATTAGAAATAGTATTGTTTTACGAATTGTTCTTAATAATATAGCAGAAGAAACAATTGAAACTATTAGTGATAAAATTCTTGATTTACTTCAAAGACAAATTGAGAAAGATGTTTATTTAGATAACACTAAATATTTTAGAACAGGTGAGTTTCTTGAAGCCTTTAATTGGGAAAAAATAAAGAAAGTTACAACTGGTCTTGTTAGAGAATTGGTTTATGACCATTCAGGAATGAGTTTTAACCCTGATAGTTGGACTCATGGAAGTCCAATTGATGGATGGGGTGATGCTACAAAATATTTAGTACAGATTTTAAATAGAGACACAAGGGCTTCTGGTTTATTTATTTCAAGAATTGATGAAGTTAAACCATATTGGGATAATACTATTAAAAAACTTTTTAATAGAAGAAAAATAACAATATGGACTAATACAGAAATTAAAAAAGTAGCAAGACGTTATGGATTTAAAGCAATTAAAATAGGATAAAATAAAGGAGAAATAATATGGTAGAAGAAATTAAGAAATGGTGGCAGTCTAAGACTGTATGGTTTAATGGGCTAATGGCTCTTTCAGGTATTTTTGCTTTAGTTGCTGAATACCTTAATTCTGGTAGCTTCGCACAACCCGAAGGTTGGTTCTTGTTCGGAGTTGGTTTTGTTGGTATTGTTTTGAGAATTTATTTTACAAACATGCCAGTTGAACTATAATAGTTTTATTAGTAAATATAATAGAGGGATGGTACATAAAGTACGTTTGTCCCTCTATTTTTTTTACTGTTAGGATAAATATGAAAAAAATATCATTTGAAATAAATAATGAAATCTTAGAATTATACAGGGAATATTATTTTGATAAATACCCAAGGAGAAGAAAATTTCCTATATTGAGTCCAATCCCAAGAAGTTTAAATCAATGGATGATTATGCAAAGACCCCAAATGAATGATACCAAACAGAAATGGAAAGAGTTTGGTAAATGGCTTGTAGAGCATTATGGGTTTGATGGTTTAAAAATAAGGAAGTGTAGTGTCGAAATAATTTATTATTTTGCAACAAAAAGAAAGCATGACCTTGACAACTATCCACCCAAATTCATATTTGATTCATTTGTTGATGCAGAACTTGTAGAGGATGATAATTATAATAATATAAATCCTATTACAATAAGGGGAGAGTACAGAAAGAAGAATCCTGGAACTAAATTTATATTTACTTTAATGGAGGATAATAATGACAAAGAAATGGAAAAAGATTGAAGTAAATGGTTTGCAATGGAATAGCATTAATAAAAAAAATAAAAGAATTGTTGAAGAATTTTTAAAACAATCGTCACATTTAAGTGACCAAACAATAAAACAATATACATCTGCTCTTAGAATATTTTTTTATTGGATAAAAGAAAATCGTGATGATAAAGATTATTGGGGGATAAAAAGTAGAGATTTTTTATTTTATCAAAATTATTTACTTGAATTGGGATTGTCTTCTTCGGCAATTAGATTGAAAAGAAGTGCTGTGTCTAGCTTAAATAATTATATAGAGGTATATTATCAAGACGAATACCCAACATTTAGAAACTATGTAACCAAAGGCATTCCAGCACCAAAACAAGAATTTGTAAATAAAAAAGAACCACTTACGATTGAAGAATATAATAATTTATGTAAAGAATTAGAAAAAAGAAAATTATGGCAACAACTTGCCTATGTAAAATTTTCATTTTCAAGTGGATGTAGAAGAGCAGAAGCAAGACAGGTTTTTAAGGAAATTATTTTTTATGAACCTAAAATTAAAACAATTAGTATTTTAAATGAAGATGGAAGCAAAGAAGAGCGAATATCTAAATACTATATGACAAATGGAGTTAGATGTAAGGGTTCTTCTAAATCTGGAAAAATTAGACGATTATCTTTTGATGAAGATGCTATGAGTGCAATAAAAAAATGGTTGTCTAAAAGAGGGGAAGATGATTGTATATACATATTTGTTTCAAAAAAAAATAATAAAATGAGACAAATATCTGGTGAAGCATTTAATGCTTGGTGCAAAAATATTTTTGAAAAAATTGTTGGTCGAAGAGTTCATCCACACATGTTTAGAGAAAGCAGGGCTACAAGTCTTGTAGTTGAATATGGTAGGGATATAAAGGTTGTACAGAGTCTCTTGGGACACAAAAGCTCTACTACAAGTGAAATTTATGTGGTTAGAGATGATGAAGATGATGCAGACGAAGCATTTATATAATATAAATAAAAAAATAATATATTTTACATTTTAGTAAAATATAAGAAGGGAGGTTAATATGCCTAATTCTGGTTCACAATATAAAATTGTGATGCAAGCTGTTATTGATGAAAAAATGCTGCAAACACAAATGAAAAATTTATCAAAAAAAGCAAAATTAAATGTAAATACAAGAGATGCACAAAAAGGAATACGGGGTGTAACTAGCGATATTAAAACTGCGATTGGCAAAACAATGTCATGGGCAGTTGCGGTTGGTGCTGTATATGGTGCTTTAAATCAATTAAAAGAAGGTATTACATTTATATCGGATTTGAATAATGCAATGACTCAAATTCGTATGGTTAGTGGTATGACAGCAGATGAAACAGAAAGACTTGCTGTGGAATATAATGACCTTGCAAAAGAATTAAAAGCTACAACCCTAGAAGTGTCAAATGGTGCTTTGGAATGGGTGAAACAAGGTAAAACAGCACAAGAAGCACAAGCACTTGTAACAAATTCAATTATTTTAAGTAAGCTTGCAATGATGGAATCTGCACAGGCAACAGAATATTTAACTTCAATTATGAATGGTTTTAAATTAGAAACCGAAGACATGATTGGTGTTCTTGATAAATTGGTTGCTGTTGACAATGAATCAGCAACAAGTGTTGGTGAAATTGCAGAAGCATTGAAAAGGTCAAGTAGCTCTGCACGACAAGCAGGTGTTGATTTTGAAACTCTTGTTGGTTATGTTTCAACTGTTTCTAGTGTGACAAGAAGAAGTGCATCATCAATTGGTGAATCTTTTAAAACAATGTTCGCTAGAATGCAACAAGTAAAACTTGGTTCTGAATTTGATGAGTTTGGAGAAGACATATCAAATGTTGAAATAGCATTGCGTGGTGTTGGTATTGAAGTTCGTGATAATGTAGATGAATTTAGAGACCTTCAGGATGTTATTTCTGAACTTGCAGGTGTTTGGGATACACTTACTACAACAAGACAGGGTGAAATTGCACAGGCAATTGCAGGAAAAAGACAAAGAGAAAACTTCCTTGTTTTGATGGATAATTTTAATGATGTTCTTGCCTATCAGGAAATTCAGGCTGATTCTGCTGGATTGGCACTTGAAAGATTTGCAGTACATCAAGAAAGTGTTGCGGCAGCACAAGATAAAATGAGAGCCACATGGGAATCTATGTGGATTGAAACATTAAATAGTGATACTATTTTAAATGTATATGAAATGGCTACTGGTGTTCTTGAATTTATTGAAGCTCTAGGTGGTCTTGAAGAAGTGCTCAAAGCTGTTATTATTTTAGTGGCAGCATTTAATGCAGAACTAATTCTTGCAAAAGCAATAGGTTTTGTTTCTGTAATACAAGCATTTGTTCCAGTATTGATTAGTATGATAAGCCAATTTGGTTTATTAAATGGTGTTTTAATGACCTTTAATACGTTGTTAGGAATAACGGTCTCTACATTGGCTATCATTGCAACTGCTGGTATTTTTGTTTTTATAGCAGGACTTAAACTTTTAGATAGTGCAATGTTAAAGGCGAAGAGGGAATCGGTAAAATTTGGTCGTTCAGTACAAAATGATTTTGTAAAATCAATTTATGATGCTGGAAGAGGAATTGAAGATATAATTCCAATTGTAGTATCATATAGGGGTGAGCTTGAGAAACTAAGAGAAGAATACGAAGAATTAAGTTGGTGGCAAAAACAGTTTGTAGATTTACTTCATTTAGAAGAACAGGGTAGTGTTATTGCAAATATAGAAATTGCAAATAGGTCTAAAACCTATGAAGATTATCTTATAAATTTGACAGCATTAGCCGATGTATTAAATGTTGCTATTGCAGACATAAGTATGACTGAAAGTGCATGGGCGGTAACAAGAGAAAAATGGTTAGGACAACAAGAAGAAGTAATAGATGGCATGGATGAAATGGCAGATAGTGCCAGTAATCTTTCTGAGGACATTTATAGTTCTTCAGAAGCATTGTCAGATATGCAAAAAGAAATGAAGTCTGTTGCAGATATAATTAAAAAATCATCTGAAGGTGGTATTACTTATGATGATATTATTAAATTGTCAGAAGTTTATGAAAACTATATTGAATTATTGGTTATTGAGGGCGGTATTGTAAAACTTAATACTGACAAACTTAAAGAATTTAGTTTAGCCAAAGCAAATCATGCTATTAAAACAGCTTTTGCAAATAGAGAAAGCAAAGAAACAATTGACCTTTTAATAAATTATAGAGACCAACTTGCAAGAGCAATTCCTATGACAAGGAATTATACGGGTACATTTCAGGAACTATTAAGCTCACAAGAAATAGCAAATTCTGGGTTTGCAGATTTAGCATATCAGATAGCTTATGTTTCAGACCAATTTGAAGATGGTGAAATATCTGTTGAAGGTTATTTTGATTCTATTAATGAACATTTAGAAAATCTTGATTTTGAAGAAACATTTGGTGAGAATCAAGAAGCAGCACAAATATTTTTTGCTGGTTTAACTCAAGATGCAACGCAATCATTATTGTATATAAATTCGCTATTTAATGCTGGTGAAATTTCAATAGCGGATTATACATCAAGACTAACTGAGCTTGGTTCTACTTTTACTATGCTTGGTGATTTTGCTTTAAATTTTGCTGAAGCAAATGTAGAAATGCAAGAACAAATAGGCAACGCTCAAAGTGGTATTGCCGAAGGTCTTGCAGAAATAACACAATTACAAGAAATAAATCAACTTAATTTAGAAATAGCATATAAAAAAAATCATGATAATATGGTATTTGGTAGTGAACAATATGCTAACTATATGAGACAATTAGCCGAAGCAACTATTGCAACTGGATATGTTTTTACTGACTTAACTGGTAAAATGTATACGAGTACAGATGAGCTTACTGATTATCTTTCTACTTCCGAAAAAAATTTTGGTATATTTGCAGATGCAACAGCAAAAGATACCGCTGGTGGAATAAATAATATTGTTCAAGCGGTTGGTAAGTTATTGGTTGCAATCGGACAAGAAATTTCAAATTTTGATGCCGAGATAAATTTTGAGGTAACTAAGGTTGGTACATTTAATTGGGATGCACTACTTCCTGGCGGTGATGCCAGTAATTTCTTCCCTGGAATTACAATTGGTGTTACTGGTGGAGGAAAATCATTAGCAGCCATTGGTAGTTTTGTTCAAGCTGCTGGTCAGGCAATTCTTGATATGCCACCAGTTGTATTTGATGCTGGTATTTATGAACCACTTCCAAGTCAAATTGATGGTTGGGATGGTGCTGGTTGGTGGGATGATTACACCGATGCAATAAATACTGCAACAGATGCGTTATCTGATTTAAATGATGAAGTAAGAGATTTCGCTACAGAACAAATCGAAGCACTTCAAAATGTTCTTGACTCTTATGATGACCTTATCAGTAAAAGAAAAGAACTTTTAAGAACAATGCTTGCTGAAAAAAAATATCAGGATAGCCTTGCAGAACAACAGAGAGATATTGCTGATATTAGAAATGAATTAATTGAACTTAGATTGGATGATAGTGAAGAAGCTAGGGCAAAAAGAGCACAATTAGAAGCTGAACTTGTAGAACTTGAAAGAAAACTTGCTGATACCCAATTAGAACATGGGGTACAGCAACAAATACAAGCCCTAGACGCTGACTATGCTGCGTTTGCAGGTCTTATAGCTGGACAAATAGAGACAATTGGTGGTATAGATGCTAGTACGGTGGCAGAGTTTACAGAAAAACTTCTTGCTGCACTTGGCTTTATTCCTACAGAGGGAATGCCATCATCCAATGTTCCATCATTGATTGGATTTAATGAAGCTAACAATATACTTAGTTCAATACTTGGTGGTGGTATAACTGATGGTGCAACTTCAACTTTACCATTTAGTTTTGGTGGTGCTCAACAACCAGAATCGTCATATGGTTATATGACTTCTATTGGAAAATTAATAGAAATTAATGTGTCTGGAAATCTTGATGAAAGTGTAATTCCAGATATAGAAAGAATAGCCGAACAGGTTATTGCAAAATTAAATGAAGCAATAAATCTTCGTGGCATTACAAGGGGTGCGAATGTTTATTCAATATAAAAAATGGGGTAGAGAAATCTACCCCAATAAATTAAAAAAGGAGGTCTAACATGAGCTTTTGGGGAAATTCGTTTATTTTTGATGGAAAACCATCTGAAATATTTTCTTTAAAAATTTTTACTCCCGATGGTTCGGAATCTACAAATCCAGGCTCAAATGATGTTGAGCTTCTTACGGAGGAAGTTTATAGAAAAGCAAGAACATACCTTTTGGGTGTAAGACACTCGTCTGTTCTTGAGTTTGATGTAAGCTTTATTAGCGAAGCCGAACTAACATCTGCTGACCTTGGACTTATTCAAGGATGGCTTTTTGGACACAATTCCTATAAAACCTTACAGATAGTTCAGGCTGATATGGACACAACGTATTTTAATTGTATTTTAAAAAATCCAACTGTTTACAAAATTGGTAACTTAATTTATGGTGTAAATGTTAGGGTTGTATGTGATGCACCTTGGGGATGGACATTTGAAAAATCATTATCTAATGATTATGTTGTAGCTAATGTAACAGACACAATAGTATTTAATAATACTTCACACGATAATGATTATTTATATCCAGAGGTTGTATTTACAATGAATTCTAGTGGTGGTGACTTGACAATAGAAAATACAGATGATGCCAGTAGGCAATTTATATTTACTGGTCTTTCACCAAATGAAATAATGACAGTTGACAATGAAAGAAATATCATTAGTAGCTCAACTGGTCTTAGAAGATTAAGTACATTTAATAAAAATTGGTTCAGATTTGTGAAAGGATATAATTTTTTGGATATTACTGGAAATATATCAAATTTAACAATTAATTATCAATTCGCAAGAAAGTTGAGTGGATAATATGAATCAAACATTTGATATATTTAATCGTGCTGAAAAACCATCATTGACATTATGCAATCCAGATAAAACAGAAATTTATTCTTTGGATATGGCATATAATGTAGTTTATGTTCCAAGGTTTAATTCTATGGATAGTTTAAGCTTTACTCTTCCAGAAAGTATTAATGGTACAGATGTTGAAGCTTATGATTTTGTTAAAAGCAAAAGAATAGTTTTGCTTGGAGACCTTGGATATTTTGAAATTGTAAATCCCGTTGAAGATAAAGATGGAGTTACAAATATTAAAAATGTTGATTGTAGAGCACTTGAAATGAAGTCTGTTAATAAAAGACTTATTGGTTTTAATGGTACTTATAAATTTTATGACCTTATAAGTCCAGAGGGAACTTTACTTCAAGAAATGCTAGATAGACTTCCAACATGGAGTGTTGGTTCTGTTGATTCTTCGTTACTTAATAAATATAGAACTTTTTCAATTGATGAAACAAGTGTTTATAATTTTCTTATGGATGAAGTTGCAACAGCCTATGAGTGTATTTTTGAATTTGATACTATTAATAGTAAAATTTATGCATATACAGTTGATAGTGCTGTTACTGAAACAGATATTTATTTGTCATTTGATAATCTTATTAAAAATGGAAGAATGATTGAAAAGAATGAAGAGATTACAACTTGTTTATTTGTCTATGGTGCTGGAAACCTAGATATAAGAACCGTTAATCCTCTTGGTACAAGTGCTATTTATGATTTTTCATATTATGCCACAACTGATTGGATGACACAAGATTTGATAGATGCAATTGATGATTGGCAAATTGCTATAGACGCAAATCAAACTGACTATGCAGATAATTTAACATTATTAAAGACATATAGTTCAGAATTAGTGGTGGAACAATCAGAACTTGTTGACCTTCAAAATGAATATCTTGCTTTAGAGGGGATTCAAAAAACAAGAATAGAATCAAATCTTGATTACAGTGATATAAATATTTTGCTCGCTGATAAGCAGGTTGAAATAGATGCAAAAGAATCTGAAATTTCAACTACAGAAGGAAATATAAGTAATGTAACAACAACTTTAGAAGCAATAAATGATTCATTATCTTTTGATAATAATTTTACAGAAGCACAATACACAACATTATCAGAATTTATTTTTGAAAATACTTATCAAAATGAAAATTTTGTACAAACTGACATAATGGAAAATGATGAAATTCAAGAAATAGCTCAAGAGTTATATGACCAAGGGGTTAGTGTTTTAGGAAGAATTTCCCAACCAAGATATGAGTTTAAAATGGAAGGTGTAAACTTTTTGTTTTTACCAGAATTTTCTGAATTTAAAAATCAGATTGAGCTTGGTGCTGAAATAACAATTGATTTTGGTGATGGTACTTATACGCAAACAAATGTTCTTGAATTTTCTATTGCTTATGACAATCCACAAGATTTTGATATGACATTAAGCAACAGACTTAGACTTGATAATGAAGCATTTACCTACAGTGATTTGATTGGTAAAACAATTAAAACTGGAAGTAGTGTTAGTTTTGGTAAATTAGGTTGGGAAAATTGGAATACGATTTATAAAGATGATGTTTCAACTTTTATTGATTCAGCTTTAGATGCTAGTGTTAATAATGTTATTAATTCTACAAATCAAGAAATTTTAATTGACCAAAATGGTCTTCGTGGAAGACAGTTTATAGCCGAAGGACAATATTCTGATAATCAGGTTTGGCTTACAAGTGATGTATTGGCATTTACAGAAGATAATTGGGAAACAGCTAGTGCTGCATTGGGTAGAATTGAGATTGATGGTGTTGACCAATATGGTCTTATTGCAGATGTAGTTGTAGGAAGATTACTTGCTGGAAATCAATTAACAATTGAAAATGAAGGAAATCATTTTCTTCTTGATGCTTCTGGTGCTTATTTAACTGATGCCACTTTCTTTTTGACAACAAGCAATAATAAAAATAGAATTTCATTAAATGCCGATGACGGTATTTTAATTGAATCCAATCCATCTGGAACATGGGAAACACAATTTCATGTGGATAGTTCTGGAAATGTTGTTTTTTCTGGTGATTTATCTGGTGCTACTGGAACTTTTTCTGGTAGTATAATTGCCGATGATGGTTTTATTGGTGGATGGGATATAAATTCCAATGGTCTTTTTGACAGTCATGGAAATTATATTAGAAGTGATGGAAATATTAAATTGGGTGCTTTATCAATTAGTGGTAGTACAGCAATATTTGATGGTGACATTTATGCTGATAAATTAATCGGTCAAATTGTTAATACCCAAGTTGCAACTGGACTTAATGCTGGAAAGATTACAGATGGTAATATGAGTGGTAATAGAATTTATGGTGGAAGAATTAATGGAAGTGGTGGAAAGTATGTTGACCTTGACGGTGCTGTAATGTTTTTAGCATCAAGTTTTGTTGGACTTAGCGGAAGCACTGGTGTAGACCTTGTTGGTGCTAGCTATGTAAGTATACGCTCTTCTGGTATTGCCAGCATACAGGGTGGTACGGTCAGATTATATCCTAGTGGAAATCTTGAAATTAATGGAAATATTGGTCAAACATCAAATCTTCCTGTGGGTGGGGCTTATGCTGCTGTAAGACTACATTTTTATAAAGGAATTTTTACTGGATATACATATATATAATGGAGAATATTATGAATGAAGAAATAAATCAACAAGAAGAATTTGAATCAAAAACTTTATCAGAGAAAATTAGTTATGTAAAACAATATATTTTTGAATCATATAAGCTTTTAGAGCAAGTTGATGTTAAAGGACATCAAAATTCAAAAACATTAAATGCAGTATTTGATGGTCTTTATAATTCAACAATAATGTTAAATGTTTCCTTGGAGGAAGCTATGAATTTTGAGGGGAAAGAAAAACAAGAGAAAAAAAAAGAGATAAAAAAGGATGATAAATAATGGCTCAATCATACATAGAATTAAATTGTTTGGATGAGATTTCATTCATTGGTGGAAATGAATATGTGCTTGAATTTAATACTTATGATGAAGATGGTATAGCATTAGATATTTCATCAGCCACAATTGAATGGAACATGAGCCTTTATGGTCAACAAGACTATAATATATTAACTAAAAGTGGTGTTATTACAGATATAAGTGAATTTACAGTAACTTTATTGGCTTCTGAAACAGAAGGATTAGAGGGCAAGTATGTTCATCAACCAGTAATAACAGACTTTTCTGGTAGTGAATTTGTTCCAGCACAAGGAATAATTACAATTCTACCAAAAATATCAAACACATAATAGGAGGAAAATATGAGTATTACATACTATCAATCAAATAGAATTTTAGATAAAGATTTTGGAAATACAGCATACACAACCCCAAGTACATTATACTTTGGTTTGTCAACAACATCTATCGGTGATGATGGAACTGGTGAAACAGAACCAAGTGGTGGGGCTTATGCTAGGATTGCACTAACAAATAATAAAATAAATTGGGATACAGCAGCAAGTGGGTCTCTTACAAATCTGACGGTGGTTCAATTTGTAGAAAGCACAGCGTCTTGGGGAACTATTACACATGTGTTTATTTCTGATGCAATAACATCTGGAAATATGTTGTATTTTGGTGCTTTATCACCTTCAAGACAAGTTCAAATAAATACGGTTGTTTATTTTGCGGTTGGGGCTATAACAGTAAGTATTGTTAATAGTTAAGGTGTTATTATGACAACATCAATTAATAAAAAGATTTATAATCTTTATGTTAAAACCATAAAATCATTTAGTATTTTTCTTGAGGGGTTTACTGTTACCGATAGTTGGACTTTATTAATAACGCAATATAACTCTTTGGTGTCTTCATTAAGTGAACAGGCAAATTTAACACTTGACATGATAACTAATGGAACTTTATTTTCAATTTCAATTATGAAATTAAGAGAAATGATTTCACTTACTTTAGTTGGTGCGATTAGTCTTGTACTAACTATTTCTGAAACTTTGAAACTTCAAACAATTATGACAAATGATTTATTGCTATCATTAACAATGAGACTTCAATCAACTTTATCTGTTACAATGGATGAAATGGCATTGGATATTGTTTTTACACCCATTTTGGCACAGTTTTATCTGTTGTCAGATTGGGATAGTGATACACTTGCAACTATGGATGTTGAAACACTTCAAGATTTAGATTATACAACAGCCTAATAAGGAGGAAAATATGACAAGTACAACAACAAATTATAATCTTACGATGTATGACCCCGTTACCGATGCTTCTGAACTGTTTTTAGATTATAGAACAGATATGGCTGGTACAAGTGGAAGTAATGTTACAAAACTTGAAGCTGCTTTAACGGCAATTCAGGACAGCATTGATGCTCTTGAATTATCAAAGGGTGCTGAATTTGTAAATGCAACTTTTGATTCTGGAAGCTTATATGTTGCAACTGGAATTTCTGGAATAACATCGTATGCGACTAATTTAAAAATAATTTTACAAATAGACCAAGATTCAGATGGAACTGTAACATTGAATATTAATTCCCTTGGAGTTAAGTCGGTTTATACAATAAATAATGCTGGAACTGCTATAAATTTAACAAGCAATCATTTTAAAAAAAATAGAAGATATGATTTGATATACAATGGAACTTCATGGATTATTGTATCTGATGTTGAAAATCCTGCTATTTTAATAAAAAATATAGAAATACTTTCTGCGACTAAAACGCTAACAGATTATTCTGGGAGTGTTCAAGCTTTAGACCCTGATGGTTCTCATCGTGATGTTGAGCTTCCAGCAGAAGCAGACACTAATCCGTATTTTTATATTGCAAATACTGCTGGTGGTGCAGAAAACTTAGTGGTTAAAAGTGATGCACCAGCAACAATTGCAACTTTAGGACAAAATGAAAGAGGATTGTTTTTTAGTGATGGCGTAGCTTGGTATGGACATGTATTTAAGGAAATAGCACCATTATATAATATGGTAGAAGATGTCACCCCACAACTAGGTGGAAATTTAGATGCAAATGGTAAAAATATTGAAGGCGTTACTCCTGATGAAATGAGTTATTTGAGTGGTGTTTCTAGTGATATTCAAACACAATTGAATGCAAAAGGTGATATGGATGACCTTGTAGATGATACTTCACCAACTCTTGGTGGGAATCTTGATTTGGATGGAAAACAAATTGATAGTGTTACCGCTACTGAAATAGGTCATTTGTCTGGTGTATCAAGTGCAATTCAAACCCAATTGAATGCAAAAGGAACTTTGGACAATGTTGTAGAAGATACAAGTCCTCAACTTGGTGGTGATTTAAATTTAAATGGTAATAATCTTACTGATTCAAATGATAATGAAATTTTAGAAGCCACACAAGTTGCATCTGCTGTAAATCATATTAGTATCGCAAATGCCATTGCTACAAATGCACCAAAGGTTGAAGCAAAAGGTACTGATACAAATATTGACCTTGAATTAGCTGGTAAGGGTACTGGTGTATTATCAGCACAATCAAATATAGATGGAAACGCAAATACCCTTTATGGATTTGAGGGTGAAATCAATACACAAACTGGAACTACCTATACATTACTTTCAAGTGATAATGGGAAGATTGTTACACTAAATAATGCTTCAGCCATTACATTAACTGTTGGCTCTACACTTCCTGCTGGATTTAATTGTTTAATTATTCAAAAGGGTGCTGGACAAGTAACTGTTGCCGCTGGTGGAACTGGTAATGTTAGGAATTTTGATACACATACAAAGCTTGCTGGACAATACGCTATTGGAACACTATTTATTGAGTCTAATGCTGGTACTGCACCAGAGGTTTATTTTGCTGGCAATACAACTTCATAAGGAGGATTAATATGGGAATATTTTTACCAGCATATTTTGGCGTAAATGTTAGTGGGGACTCTTATGCTACTGCTGAATTTTCTAAAGTAAGTACAGCATCAAGTTCTGTGGTTGCCTTTACCACAAATTCTGGGGATGACATTTGTTTACTTGTTGGCATTATGAATGATAATAATGATGCATACTCTGGTGTAGTATATAATGGTGTAGATAACTTTACTTATTTGGGTGACAGAGATGAGGGTGGCATGAATGTTGCCATGTACTATATGCTTAATCCAACTCAAACATCTGGAAACATTGTGGCTTCTGGTGGTAGTGGTAATCAGGCAATAATAGCTACTCAATACAATAATATAGCAATAGTAAATTTTAGAGCTACAAGTGAAAATACATCATCATCTACTATATCTACTTCGCTTATTTACTATGGGTCAAATGATTTAGTTGTATCTATATGTGGTCATATAGGTTCGCACTCTGCAAGTTGTACAACTGGCACTGAACGTGCAGAAGTCACAAATGGTGCTGGTGAAGGGTTAGCCTTGGGTGATGACTATGAGGGAGATACTATTGCTTGGAGTTGGACAGGTTCAGGTACGAATGTTAATTCATTAATAAGACTTAGTGGAACAGTTAATAATATTGATTCTCCTAAACTCTTAACTTATGGAATAGAAACAGCCTTTACTACTGGTTCGGTTACGATACCAGCGAACACTGCTGCTCTTGTTTGTGCAACAGTTGATGATACAGCTTCGGGTGCTGTAACATACGATGGTGATGCTATGACGGAAAGATATGATGTTCCTGAAACAAGTTCATTTGCTGGAATATTTGATAAAATAAATCCGTCAACTGGCACTAATACTTTAACATTTTCAGAATCAAAAGCCTACCTGTATTGGTTTGCTCTTTCAAAGGTGACTGCATACGATGATGGCGATTCAGACGACATTGACACATCTCCACAAAATATAACTATGGATATTGATGGGGTGGGTATTATTGTAACTGCCAATAGATATCATCATGATGGTCTTTTTACTGCTAGTGGTGATTGGGGTGAAATATATGAAAACGGGTATGGTGGTTGGTATATTTATAAAGGAAGTGGTGGAACTCCTGTGTCAACCAATGTAACCAATTCGGGAACTGTGGACAGATGGGTTACAGCAGGTGCGAGTTATAGTTAATTGTTTGAATAAAATGGTGATTTTATGAAAAGTTTTTACCTGATATGTGGTAGTGTAGAGGGGAAAACACCCACATATGGGGGTTACAGAGGGGATATTTAAATAAAAATAGGGCTAAATTAATAGCCCTATTTTTTTTACTGTTTTTAACGTCTTGTTTCTTTTATTGAATAAATTCCTGCTAGTGGTATATAATAAATATCACCATTGTCTATTTCAATTACAAATAGGGAATTGTTTTTAACATAACTGTTCTTGACATTTGGGTATCCATCGTTATGATTTTTGTTTCGCAATTCATTTGATACCTGTAGAACCAAACCCATTTCTATCAGGATTGTTTAGTTTATCAACTTCATAAAAAGTAATAAATGGTTGTTTTTTAATTATTCTGAATTGTGCTATTCTGTCACCTTCATGCACTACTGTATCCATTGTGGCAAATGCATTAAAATACCACTGGTCACTATCACCGCAATATGATTCATCAACAACTCCCATTCCGTTTATAAGTACAAGACCATATGTTCTAAAAGTAGAACTTCTTGGAAGGATGTGTGCTTCATATCCATATGGTAATTCCATAGCCACACCCAATGGAATTAAGATATGCTCACCTTTTACAAGTCTCACTGTAATAGAAGAACGAAGGTCAATCCAATCGCCAATTTCAATTTTTTGAATATTACAATTTTGATTAAAATATTTTATTTTTATATCTACTAATTCTCTCATAACACTCTTATTTTACCTCACAATAATCTGTTGTACAATATTGTTCTGGGATTGCATCTTCAACCTCACCCTTATGCCAATTGATTGTTTTGAGTTTTGAAGACATTTTTTTGTACTCTTTTTCACTAATTTTTTCATATGGCATTTGGGCGTAAGCCCCTTCCTCAAGAAGTGGTAGCATTGAAATACCCTTTAGTTTATATTGATATAAGTTTAAAGCTTGTTCAATCTGATTAGCTTCTTCTTTGCCAAAGGTAATTGTGCAACTAACCTGATTATCAGCCCAATATTTTTGAACAAATGAAGCTATTTCAAGTTGTTCCCACATAGAAACATCCCTAACACTACGAATATTATTTCTAAACTTCACAGGGAATGAAGCAACGACTGTATCCGCTTGATTCTCTACTTGTTCAATATTATAGCCAGCTTTCTTTAAAAGCTCTGTATACCTGCTACTTTTGGCGAATCTGACCCTTCTATTATAGAATTGAGCTTCTGGGAAGTGGATTCCTGGGGATGTACCAGCAAGCAAACTTACTGAACCATCTGGTTTTACACTTGTTGTTTTTATACTTTTAGGAACTGCTAACCAATCACTATAAATCTCATCATATTGTTGTACAGTTTTGTATCCCTCTTCAAGCCAACCTTTAAGGGTATGTATTCCGTTGCTATCAATAAATTCTGCAACGCCACCAACACTTGTTCCAATTCTTCTATTTCTAAGCATAACTCTATTTGTTTCAGCCCAATGGGTTTCACATAAAGTTACTGTTTTTGCATACATATATGCATATTTTAGTGTATGTTTAAAATCTTCTAGGCTATCATGATGTGGTAAGAATATAGAAACAAGACAACATAACTCATAAGATTCAAGTGTTTGTTCTAGGCATGGATTACCACCACTTGCTCTATGGTCTTTCCATGTTTCATCACCCATTCTTGAATATTTTTGTGCGTTATCCAGCCAATAAATTCCTGGCTCACCATTTTCTGCAATTCTTTTTGCTATATCTTTATAGCTTTGACCAAGTTTACCAAAAATTGAGTTGTTACTTGCCCAACTCCAAGCACTTCTTTGTGGATTTTTTTTATAATTTTTAAGATTAATAAATTCGTCAGATGAACCAAAGGCTATTTCTGCTGTACGCCTTGTGTTTCCAGCAATAACAGCAACTCCAACAACATTCATAATATCAACAATTGTTGTTTCTCTAATGTCTTTTCCAATCTCTTTGTTAAGAATTTTTCTAAGAGTGGTGTGCATATCTTTGAGAGGTTTATATCCAGCAGATATTCCACCGAATCCTTTAATCGGTTCACCAGCATTTCTAATAAGTGAATAATCAAAACTTACATAATCAGTACCAAGAAAATAAGACTCAAGTAATATTCTTAAAGATTCCACCCACCCCTCTCTTGTATCTGGTATTGAATAGGTATAGTCTGTTTTTATTGGTTTTTTAATTTTTATTTTTTCAGCACCCTTTACATCAAATCCTACACCGACACCAAGCATTGACATATCCATAAGAAATTCAAATGGTTTTGCTAAGTCGTCTTTTAAGTTTTCTGTTGAAACAAAAGAGCAATTATTTAGAGCAGAATAAAGTTTTCTGTCTTCAGTAATTGCTGTTCCTGCAGCCCAAAGTCCACGTCCAGGGGGTAGCCATTTAAAATTGAACATTCTATCATACATTTCTTTGGCTGTTTTTTGTGCCTTTAAATTATCCCATCCAAGCTTATATTGATTAATCCATTCTTTTTGTTTTGTAAAAGTCCATTCAACAACTCTTCTGCAAACTTCCCACCATTGTTCTTTTGTACCATCATCCTTTATTCTTGAATATGTTCTATAAAAAACAAATTCACCAAGCCCGTTAAATCCAAATTTTGGTTTGACTTGTTTATATGTTTCAAGAAAGGTTTCTGATAGTTTGAATGGTCTAATATCTATTGTTTGTTCTCTCAAGTTGTCATTACTCCTTCATATAATGTTACTATTGCTTTAGCAATAACTTCAGGTTCTCTTTTTTCATTATCAACAATAAAATCAACTAAATTTTCGATTCCATTAAATGCCCCTTGGTCTGAGAAAATTCGTCTAAAGCATTCCATCAAATCATCACCACGCCTTATTAGCCTTATAAGTCTTTCCCTAATATCAACGTTAATATGAAATGCCATTGGTTTTAGATTTTTATGTGTTTGTATTTGTCTGTATCCAGTTGGTTCTACCACTACAACAGATTTATTATCTTGACAATTATCTGAAAGAATGCCATATTGCCATTCACGATATTTTGTAAATTCTGCAAAAGCGTTATTTGATTTTAAAATATCAAATTGTTCTTCAGAAACAAAGTGATATGCTTCACCACTAATCTCACCCTTTCTCATTGGTCTAGTTGTATGTGATATAATTTTATTGTATCCATAGTCGTTGCTAATTATTGTTTCTAGTGTGGATTTACCACCAGCGGATTCACCGATTAAAACTATCATTTTTCAATATCCCTTCTTTGTGAATCAAGAAATCTAATTAGTTTTAATAGGATTTTATTTATAAAACCTCTAATACCACCAATTTGCATTTCAAATCTTGAATCGAATATTCCGTCAATGGAAATTGTTTTTGTTATATGAAATTTAGTGCCAAACTTTTTACTTGCTAACAAACAATTTAATCCAGCAAAAATACCATAGTCTTTTGCTATGGTAATATCATCTGTTAATTTTAATTTGTCAAAAAGATATAATTTCCCATCAGAGATTATTCTTTTTCTTTTTGTTTTCACTTATAACTCTCTTTCATGTATTTCTGTGCCATCTTTAACACTTACATCTAAGGCTATCATAATAGGCTCATTTGTGTTTGGACACATAACCCAATGATTAAAAACATAATCTGGATTTTCTTCATCTTTGCCAACAATCTGTGGGTTTATAAATTCTTTAAAAACTAAATTTTTGTGTGATTCCCCACATCTTGAACATCCTTCTAGGTCAATTGGATATGCAAGTAACTGCCTAATTTTTTTTTCTGTCATTTTTTTTCTCCTTGTTCTTGCTTATATCTAAAAATTCTATTCCTGTATTTACACAAGATTTTGTGATATATTAATTATATCATATTGCTTTAAGAAAATCAATAGTGGAGCTGAAGGGTAATGCTCCCTTGTCCTGATTTCATTTACATTCATGCGGAAATCAATAACGAAATCCGCATGATTGAAAACAGTCGATTCTAAACAGCCCCATATTTTTCTATAATTTTATAAGCCCATTTTGATAAGTCTTCTACTCTGCATCCAGTTGGATGATTTGTTGTCCAAAGCTCTAAATTTTCTATGCGATTATCATTCTTTATTCCGTTTTTGTGATGCACATGCTCATCTTCAACTAGGCATCTTCTAAGATATTCTTCCATAACCAATATATGTTCCATTATATATTTGCTGGTCTTGCCAGTTACTCTTGGGTGGTCAACACAGTGTATCATCTTATATCCGTTATGATTTGTTTTACCACCTTTCCAATTTGGATTATCTTTACCAATCAGTAATCGCATTCTACAGCTATGACATATCTTAGATTTTCTTTGCATTTTTTTACCACATTTAGGACATTCAATTTTTGATTTTTCATGTCTGCATTTCCAACAATTTAAGTGTCCACTGCTTGGTTTAAAGACCTTACCACAAGTTTTGCATATTCGTTTTTTCATTGAATTCCCCTTAATTTTAACCATCAACCCCACCCACTTCACATATTAAAACTTCTGATTTAACATTGGCTGGATATTCTAAATATAATACGAAATATCTGTCTTCAAACCTAATACCTTCATATTCCATTTGGTACATTTGAATATTACTAGCATCTTCGCCTACAAAAACCCCTAAAGTATCAATACTGTGTCTTTCCTCAACAACTTGATTGTAGGTTGTGCTAAGCCTATCTGACCGTAAATATAAGTTATTTTCAATGAAAGCCACATTATTATTTTTCATTGTATTATATTCTATGGTAATTTCACATGGAAAACCATCAACACATAAATATAATCTATCAATCAAAAGATAACTACACCCTTCTTCTTGTGTTTCATGCTCTAAGTAAATCTGAGCCAATTCTGGATGCATGGTTTCAAGCCTTTTTTCTGGAAACGCCTTAATGATTTGTGTGTCAGTATATTCAATGTTCCATCTATTAGGAACTCCAATAAAACTAACAAAATCATTATACATTAATCTTGACCTGTTTATATCAACATTCAAGGTTTCCATTCCCAGAATTTCACCCATTCCAGTTTTATCACCAAACTGCCAAATATCCCAATCATCTTCCATTCTTGCTTTCGGTACAGGTGGATTCTTGTAGTTCAGTCTTTTTGTAATCCAATTCTGCATTGACCACTGGTGTAGGTGATGCCAATATTCTGTTGGATAATCGGCACTCCAATATGGAAAAGATGCTAATTCTGGATATTTACCAAGCCAATCATTATAGTGATGTTGATGTGTATAAATAAATACTTTTTTATTTGGATACTCTTTTTGTAATGCCAATAAAAAATCTTTAGTAGCTTCTCCAAAATCATCATTCATATCATTATAAATTTCTTCAAAATCTAATGCAATAAAATCAAAGTCTTTATCTTGCATTATTGAAACAAAGTAATCATATTGTTTTTCCCAAGTTTCATGTGAGCTATGATACCAGTATGTTCCACGCAATACATTTGGATGTTGTTCTAAGAAATTATAACTTGCTTCAAATTGTTCATCTGTTACAATTTCACCAGATTCATAACCGACATAACCTGCCCTTATTATTACAAAATCAATAATTTCAACAATTCTTTCATCCTCAAAATTCCATGTTAATTCACCACGATGTTTTGATACATCAAGACCAGTTGCATAATTTGTATCAACAAATATGTCAATTAATCTATTTATACCAATCCAATAATCATAGTTTGTAATAGGCTCTGTTGCACTTGAGATTCCAAGTGCAAACAGAGATAAAACCAATAATACTAAAACGAGTATTGTTTTATTTTTCATAATATTAGTTTATAATTTTAATACTTAACAATAATCCAAAGTTGAATATCATGCATTTCAATGTAATCCATTTGTGAAGTTCCATTTTCAAGTTCATCAAAGGCAAATTTAAATTGAATTGTTCTTTCACCGTTACGAACAGCTTGTCTTACTAGACTGTATAATTCTTCAGATGAAAAATTATGTGTCGCTAATTCGGTTGAATTACACCATGTAATATAAGCATCTGGTGAATTTTCACTATATATATCCCAATAATCATTAGAATATAAGGTGTTCCAATCAGGATTAAAGTATTCACCAGACAATGCATTAAGGCAATTATGTTTCCAAGCGTTACCATAATATGTATTATTTGGAAATGTAAAAAATACATCAATAACATTTCCGTGTGATTGTACGCTTGATAAATTAAATTTAGCAAAAGCTTGAAGTGGTTCTCCATCATCAAATGAACCCACATATAGTCCATAATATCTGTTACTATATGCAGAAAGAGTTCCTGTTTCAGAAGGACTTATAATATGTATTGTTTCATCTTCGGGAACATAAAAACTAACATAAAATGGCTTATTCAAATTTCCAATTTCAAAGAAACCAGAATATTCTGCTCTATTATCGCCATATGGGTCTTGAAGCATAAACCAAGTTTTATAAAATCCAACTTCTTCTGGTGCTGTTAATTCAACTGAAACCTCAAAAAATTCATTTGGTTTTACTTCTACACCAATTAATGATTTTTCATATCCCAATTCTGAACCAGATATGTATGTGATTTCAAAATATGGTTGCCAAGTACATTCTCCAACATTTTTAATTCGCCATATTTTTTCAAAATTAGAACCTGCTTTAACATACATATCATCAGGAATAGTTATATCAATATAAAATTCAAACTGATTGCATAAAACGTCAGGTGGCAATACATTTTCGGTTGGTTCTGGTGCAATTTCTTCAGTTGGATTAACCACCAAAGTTGGTGATATAACCACTTCTGTTGGCTCTTCTGTTACGGTTGGTACGACTATGACATCAGCACTTGCAGTAAGTGTTGCCGATACAATTTCATCTACATTAACAACTGATGTTGATGCACAAGCAACCCCAACAAATAAGAAAGCTAATAAAACCAATACTACTTTAAATTTATTCAATTTTTCTCCTTGATTGTTCATATGCAATAAACTGGACAAGCTCGTTTATTGTCTAATAATTTTTCACGCCAAAATATTATATTCTTATTATACCAAACATCAAACATAAAATCATTTATTTTTGTTAGGTCAATCCCATCACCAGTTTCAGTAAATGAACATGGGAAGGCACAACCATCAACATTGATATAAATAGAAAATAATCCAGACTCACATGGTTCACTAAATGTTTCTACCATATCTGCCCTTTCTTTTGACATTACTTTTTTCGATACATCTATATATTTTGAAGCTGTACAACTATCAAATCCATAACTTATACCTCTCTCTTCTAAGATTTTTACAATGTCAGAAAAATCTTTATCTGACAACCTGTTAAATCTTTCCCCTCTACCTTTAGTTTTCAAAGACAGAAATACAACAGCGTTTAAGTTTTCTAAACGCCCATCTGTTTCGATGTCATCAATAAGTTCCATTACATCATTCAAAGTTTCCTTTGACAGAAGCATATGGATATTTGTTTGTTTTAATCCCATATCCGTTAATGTTTTAACAGCGTTATAACAAATGTCTTTTGGGTTATATCTACTAACAGCAACAGCACCACAATATTTTACTAAATTTTTGTAGTCATCCATTGTCATTCTATCACCATTAATTGTTATATTTGAAGAAATATCGTTTTTTCTACAATGATTGAATATTTTCCAAATATCAGGGTTGGCATCTATGTCACCAATCCCAAATGCAATTTGTGTTAAATTTGTTGGGAGATTTTTAAATACAGTTTTAAATGTATTAAGATTCATGTTCTTACCAATAGATGTATTGCTTTTATAGCAAAACTGACATACCTTTTTATCTACACCACTACAAATGGTTGAAATCTCAATGTCTGCAATTTCACAACCAAATGGAGACATATTTGGGTCATCATTAAAGTTCTTTCCCCAACGCATAAAAAGACCACTTTCTTTATCAAATATATAATTGTAGTTTGGTGATTTAACTGCTTTTAGATTTTTTCCTTGTCGGATATTGTTCTTCTCTAAATTCGTCATAGTTTTTATATCTCTCTCTAATTTCTTTTTCTAGTGTTTCTTTATTAAGTTTATTTTCATTTACAACATATTTGAGCAGGTCTTTTTGCTTTATATGTTTCATTGTGCATATTGGACATTCAGCATTTGTTACCATCCCATATTCATCTTCTTCAAAAATATTAAATTCATCATCACACATTGCCAACCAATCATCAGTTAGTTTTGAATCAAATAAGGATAAAATTTCAATTGCCATTGTAACTTGTTCTGGTCTTTCTTTAATAAAATATTCGTTTTGAGTTACTTCTAGTAAATATTCTTTTGCTTGTTTGATTTTTTCTTGTACAACAAGCTCTGGAAATACCTCTACAAGATATTTATTATAAAATTCATGTCCACTAGGACATTGTGACATATCAAA